CACTGGTTACTATGCTAGGTGGCCTCTTTGTTACGTTGTAAACCATTCAGGTAATAATAAATTTATTGATGTTGTGTGGTATGACGCAAGCGCAGCAACTGAGATTTTTGTATTAGATAACTATGTCCTAAGCCCCACTCAGTTTATTAAGTTTAACGATGGTGCTTATATTGTGCTTGAAGAGGGCGATCAAGTTCGAGCAACGTCTGAAACTGGTTCAACAATGAATACTATCAACACGTTTGAGTTATACAGAAAAGGCGAATAAGCATGGCAGCATCTAATCAAGAAGTTTTAGACTACCTATCTTCTTCGTCTAATTTAAGCGATGCGGATATTTATTCATTTATGCAATCAAAAGGTGTCCCAGCATCTCAGATAGCTAATGTTACAGGTATTCCACTATCAGATGTAGTTTCCCGTGTTTCTGAAGTAGCTCCAGCATCTAGTATGTTAGGTGGTACTATTCTAGCAGGAGATAGTTGGTTATCTGGTGCTGATAAGACAGCCTTAGCTAATACAGCCTTTGGTCAAAATGTTACAAATACAGCTGTTGGTGGTTCTACATCTCAAGATGCTTTAAACCAACTTAATAGTTTTTTAGATAAAGGTGGTAACTTTCAAACTGGTTCTACTGTTGTGTTGGACATTGGTGGCAATGATCTTTTACAAGGTGTGGATAGAAGCACAATTACAAATAACTTAAATCAAATTGTATCTAAACTTGGTAATGAAGGTGTTAAAGTTATTTTATCTGGAGCACCTTCAGTAGGTTCTGTTTCAGATGTTACTTCAAGTACAACCTTGAAGATGGATAGTCTGTATAACGATGTAGCTAGAAACAATAAGAATGTTACTGTAGTTGATGCAATGTCTGGTTTATTAAACGATAAGACATTAGTAGATGAAACTGGATTTCACGTTAATGTAGCAGGTCAGACTTCTTTCCTTAATCAGTTAGCAAGTGCTGTTAATCCTCAAACAACCCCTCCAGCTGCTGTTGCTGAGTTAGCTAAACCACAAACTACTGTACCTGCAACTGTAAAGGATTATCAAGGTAATTCTTACGACTCTAATACCATTCTAGCACTGGCTAGAGAGTTAGCTCCAACAATGGATGCTAAGAACTTAGCTGGTGGTGTTTACAGCACACAAGGTGAAAGCATTGGTTTTAATTACGATGAAGCTACAAAACTTCTAGGACATCCTCCAACTGCTGCTGAGCAAGTTGTGTTGGACATGGCTCGTCAGTTAAATCAAACACAAGGCATCACAAGCTTAAGTCAACTTCAACCTACAGACACAACTACTCGCTTTGGTTCTACTTTTACAGGTGGTGGCGGTACAATCTATGAGATTCAGAAAGACGCTACAACAGGTGCTGTAACAACATCTACATGGGGTAAGAACACCAGTGATAAGGGTAACATTGTTGCTGCTTTGTCTATTGGTGCTGGATTACTCGGTATTCCAACTCAACTAGGTGCTGCTATCTTAGGCTCAGGATACAGTACTATTGCAGCTGGTGCTTTGGGTGGTGGTTTGTTTGGTGCTGGAACTGCAGCTCTCACAGGTACAAGTATTCTTAAAGGTGCTTTAATGGGTGCTGCTGGCGGTGCAGCTGGAGAGTACTTCAGAAACCCTGTAACTGGTGAAGTATCCACAGTTCCAACAGAAGGTTCAATCCCATTCACAGGTGCTGACTATAGCTTAGCTAACGGTGTTGGCCCTCAGGGATTGGACACTATGGGTGGAGCACAGGGACTACAGCCCGGTACGTCAGCTAATCTTCCTAGCATGGGAGGTGGTCAAGGCATTACATTGAACCTTGGCCCTGCATCTACATCTCTTTCTAATGCTCTAGCTACCTTTGGTGGTATGAATCCAGCTAACTTGGATGCTATGGGTGGTGGACAAGGATTGACATACCAGACACCTACAGGTTTAGTCACTCAAGGTGGTTTAATTCCTACTGGTGGAATAACAGGTAACAACAGTGTTATTGGTGAGACTGGTGTTAACACAGCCTTCAACATTGGTAACGGTATTGGTGATACTTTAGCTGGTATTGATACAGGTGTCTACAATCCTTCTGGTGGTATGTTGTCTTCAACCGTTACAGGCTTTAATACTGATGGAACACCAGTAACTAAGACTACCCCAACTGATACAGGAAGTATTTTAGATAAACTGACTCCCGGTCAAATAGCTAATATTGTAGCTGGTGTAGGTGGTCTTGTAGGAGGAGCTGGTGTTGCTAGTGCACTTTCAGGTGGTGGTAATGTTGGCGTAGGTGCACTACCTACTCAAGGTATACCTTTGAACACATTAGACTATTACAAAGCTATCCAACAAAACTATAACAGACTACTTCCAGCAGTTCCTCGTGATGTTGCTACACCGCTTGCACAATGGTACAATTCTAAATATGGAGCTTAAATGACAACGATCATTACAAAGAATAGCAGTACATCATCTGCTACGCCAGCCTCAGGGGATCTAACTAAGGGTGAGTTAGCCATTAACGTAACAGATAAGAAGCTGTACACTAAAGATAACTCAGGTACAGTTGTTAGGATTGTAGGCTCTCTAGGTAATCAAGAAGCTTCAGCAGCTGCTATTACAGGTGGTACATCAGCTGGTGTGGCTATCACTGGTGGTACTATTAACAATACTCCCATTGGAGGTACTACAGCTGCAGCAGTGACAGGTACTGTAGTTACAGCCACTACTAACTTTGCAGGTGCTCTGACAGGTGCTGTGACTGGTAATGTAACTGGTAACTTGACAGGTAATGTCACAGGTAACGTTACAGGCAACGTCACAGGTAATGTAACAGCTTCTACAGGTACATCTACGTTTAACAATGTAACCATTAACGGTACATTGGACATGGATAGTGGTACTGCAGCTACCATTACAGGTCTTCCAACACCTACTAATTCAGGTGATGCAGCTAATAAGTCCTATGTAGATACAGCTATCAGTAACCTTGTCGGTACAGCACCAGCTACACTGGATACCTTGGGTGAGATCTCCGATGCTCTAAATGATGATGCTAATATTGCAGCCACCCTAACTACAGCTATTGCAGGTAAGCTTGCCTTAGCTGGCGGTACAATGAGTGGTGCTATTGCAATGGGTACGTCTAAGATTACTGGCTTAGGTACTCCAACTGCAGGTACAGATGCTACAACTAAGACCTACGTAGATGGTGTTGGTGATGCTAAGTTAGCCTTGGCAGGTGGAACCATGACAGGTAACATTGTCATGGGTGCTAACAAGGTTACAAGTACAGCTACTCCAAGTGCCGATGCTGACTTGACAACTAAAGTGTATGTTGACAGTATCCTCGGTAGTGCTACATCAGCAGCTACATCAGCTTCAGCAGCATCTACATCAGCAACCAATGCAAGTAACTCAGCCTCAGCAGCTTCTTCATCAGCCTCTGCAGCCAGTGCTAGTGCATCCTCAGCTGCAGCGTCCTATGATTCCTTTGATGACAGGTATCTTGGCCCTAAAGCTTCAGCTCCAACAGTTGACAATGATGGTAATACACTGTTAACAGGTGCTCTGTATTGGAATACAACATCATCTAGTTTATTTGTGTGGTCAGGTTCAGCATGGACTAGCGCAGCGTTTACAGCAGGTTCTTTTGCTACATTGACAGGCACAGAAACCCTGACAAACAAGACAATCACATTTGCTGACAACACTCTAACCAATGTTGCAAGCATTAACACAGCACAAACCTTTACAGGCACTAAGACATTCTCAGGTACTTCATCAGCTACTGCCATTGTCCTAAACGATGCAGCAGAGGTGGCAACAGTATCAGCAACTGCGGCTACTGGAACTATAAATTACGACATTACTACTCAGTCAGTCTTGTACTACACAAGTAACGCAAGTGCTAACTGGACAGTTAACTTCAGAGCCTCTAGCGGTACTTCATTAAATACTTTGATGAGTACTGGTCAATCTATGACTGTAGCTTTCTTGGTGACTCAAGGTTCTACTGCTTACTACAACTCTGCTGTTCAAGTTGATGGCACTACTTCTGGAGTGACTACTAGATGGCTTGGTGGTGCGCCTACTGCTGGTAATGCTAGTGGCATTGATTCCTATCGTTATTTGATTATCAAGACTGGTAGCGCGACTTTTACAGTCTTGGCAAGCAACACACAATTTAAGGCTTAAACCATGCCATTACAAGCAACAAGTGGTGCGGCTTCTTACGATGCCTTTGGTGGTGGTGTTCCTGCTGTAACTAACTACATTGAGGATGTGTTTAGCACATGGCTCTACACAGGTGATAGTTCCACACAAACTATTACCAATGGAGTTGACTTATCCACTAAAGGTGGAATGGTTTGGATTAAAGCAAGACAACAAACCGATGGTTCTACTTCACCTCTTGCTGAACATGGAATATGGGATACAGCTAGAGGCGTTGGAACAAGTGGCTCTGTAAGTAAAGCAATTCAAAGTAATTCAAACCTTGCACAAAATTTGGGATGGACTGATGCTGACTATATTTCAGCATTTAATACAACTGGATTTACTGTTCAAAATGCTGGTGGAAATACTGAGCATCGAATTGCCAATCATTTGTACCAAAACTACGCCTCATGGACATTCCGCAAGCAACCAAAGTTCTTTGATATTGTGACTTATACGGGAGATGGAACTGGAGGCTCTAGGCAACTTGCACATAATCTTGGTTCAACACCTGGCTGTGTTTTAATAAAAAGAACAGACGCTTCAGGGAATTGGATGGGTTTTCATAGAGGAACTGGCGCAACAAATTCAGCAATAGCAGAATTATCCTTAAATTTAACAACCGCCCCCGTTTCTGGTGCAGCATTTTCTCAATCACTTGTTACATCTACATATTTTGTTGCAGGAGATATTCAGTCTGCTGATGGAGGTGTTAGCGCAAATACAAATGGTGCAACTTATGTCGCCTATCTATTTGCCCACAACGCAGGAGGCTTTGGTCTGACTGGTACAGACAATGTGATTTCGTGTGGGTCTTATACAGGCAATGGTTCTGCAACTGGCCCTGTTGTTACGCTTGACTATGAGCCTCAATGGTTGATGATTAAGAAGTCTAGTAGTACTGGTAATTGGCAAATGCTTGATAATCTGCGAGGTATGCCAGTTGGCTCTGCTGATGCAGCTTTGAGAGCAAATTTAGCAACTGCTGAAGCATCTGTTGAATACGTCAGTCCAACTGCTACGGGTTTTCAAATTACTTCAAGCAATACTGAAGTTAATACCAATGCGGCTACTTACATCTACATAGCCATTCGCAGAGGCCCGATGAAAGTTCCTACAAGTGGGACTAGTGTGTTTGGCTTGAATGCTAGAACAGGTACTGGTGCAAATGCTACTGTTACAGGCAATGCTGGTGTGACTGACTTAGCAATTGTTAAAAATAAAGGGTCAACTCCTGTTTGGCTTTGGTCATCTAGGCTAACAAACACAGGTTATTTATCATCCAACGCATCAACATCAGAAACTGCAGCAGGGACAACTATTCTGCAAGCCATCCCTTGGGATGTAATGGATGGCGTAAAGGTTGGAACAACATCAACAATTACAAATGCAAGTTCAAACACATTTATAAATTATTTGTTTAAACGTGCGCCTAGCTTCTTTGATGTTGTTTGCTATACAGGAAATGGGACAGCAGGGGCAACACAAACTCATAACTTAGGTGTTGTTCCTGAGATGATGATTGTCAAGGCTCGCAATTATTCAGGTGGTCGCCCTTGGCCTGTATATCACTCTGGAATGGGTAATACAAAATTTATGTATCTGAACTCAACAGACGCAGAAGCTACAAATCCTTGGTGGAATGACACAACACCAACAGCTTCTGTATTTACTATTGGTTCAAACAGCGTTGTGAATTTTTCTGGAACGAACTATGTCGCCTACCTATTTGCAACCTGCGCTGGTGTTTCGAAAGTAGGTACTTACACAGGCACAGACGCATTACAAACTATCAATTGTGGCTTCACTAGTAGTGCAAGATTTATCTTAATTAAGAGAACTAACGCTATTGGCGATTGGTGGTTATACGATTCAGCCCGTGGTATTACATCTGGAAATGACCCTTATATTTTGATAAATACAACTGCTGCTGAAGTAACTGGGTATAACTATGTTGCTACAGACAGCACAGGATTTCAGGTAACAGCAGCCGCAGCAGATATCAATACTAGTGGTGATACATACATCTTTTTGGCTATCGCATAAGGAACATCATGCAAGTACGAATCAAATCAACAGGCGCAGTCATGTACGAAAGTGAATTTCGTGCATACACAAAAGCCAATGGTGGCCCATCATGGGAAACAACAACAACTGAAGTCTTAGAGGCTTTGGGTGCTGATGTAGTCTTTGAAGGCGCACAAGCTACTGGTGGAACTGTTTACCAATACTCTCAAGCCTCTGGTGTTGAGCAAGTAGATGGTAAATGGTACACAAAGTATATCCTTGGCCCTGTCTTCATTGACCAAGTGGTAGATGGTGTAACTACTACTGCTGCTGAACAAGAAGTGGCTTACAAGGCTTCTAAGGATGCTGAACAGGCTAAGAGTGTTCGTGAGCAACGTGGTACTAAGTTGGCAGAATGTGATTGGACACAAGTAGCTGATGCACCTGTTGACAAAGCAGTATGGGCTACCTATCGTCAAGCCTTGCGTGATGTAACTACGCAAACAGGTTTCCCTTGGACTATTACTTGGCCTGATGCACCATGACAGAAGAAGTCACTCATGAGCACATCTATGATCGCCTATTGGCTGTAGAGGCCAAAGTAGACAACATAGAGAAGAATACACAAGAGGTTGTTCAAGCCTTTAATGCTGCACAGGGAGCCTTTCAAGTACTTGAATGGATCGCTAAAGCTGTTAAGCCTATCATTATCATAGGTGCTTTCTTCGGAGCTATTTACTTAGCTATTGACAACAAGTTTAATGGAGTTAAATAAAATGAATATGCCTACACGTGGTCAGAGAACAGCTAAGAACAAGATGAAGAAGGTTATGGGTGAGTACAAGGAAGGTACTCTCCACAGCGGTAAAGGTGGCCCTGTGGTGAAGTCTCGTGACCAAGCCATTGCTATTGCCATGTCAGAAGCAAATAAAGCTAAAAAGAAGTCTAAAAAGTATTGACATTAATTAAAAAGTATGTTAATATAGTACTATAAAGATATAAGGAAGATAATGGCTACGACATATCTACAGTTGGTAAACAACGTATTGATACGCTTGAGGGAGACTGAAGTATCGTCAGTAGGTGATACTCCTTATAGTTCCCTTATAGGTGTCTTTGTTAATGATGCTAAGAGAGAGATTGAGGATGCCTACGATTGGAATGTCCTTACACAGACTATTGTAATCCCTACAGTGGCTAATACTCGTAACTATACACTGACAGGTTCAGGTCAAAGGTTCCGTACTGTAGATGTCTTAAATGACACTCAAGATGTACCTATGAGAGCTGTAGCTACTAACTGGATGAATAGACAGTACTACTTAGGTAATGTACAGAGTGCAGCTCCGGTGTACTACAACTACAGCGGTATCTCCGGTGATGATACTCAGGTGGATATATGGCCTCGTCCTGATGGTGAATACTCATTGAGGTTTGAGCTAGTTATTCCTCAATCTGACTTAACAGCTAATGCTGATGCTTTGTTAGTTCCTCATCACTTAGTACAGATGTTAGCCTACGCTAAAGCTGTTGGTGAACGAGGTGAAGATGGAGGTACATCCTTCAGTGAGATTTATCAGCAGTATCGCTTAGCTTTGGCAGATGCTGTAGCCATCGAGCGTAACAGATACGATGAAGAAACTACTTGGGTTGATGTCTAATGGTAGCTAAAATCTTAACCACAACTGTAGCAGCTCCCGGTTTCATGGGGCTGAATACACAGGATAGCTCAGTCTCTCTAGAGGCTGGTTATGCTACTGTGGCTAATAACTGTGTGATTGATAAGTTTGGTCGTATTGGTGCTCGTAAGGGATGGACTACATCTCATGCTACTAATTCTGATTTAGGTGAAGCTGACGTTAAAGCTCTTGGTGAGTTGATTGATAACTCAGGTAACTCATACATTGTAGCAGCTGGTAACAATAAACTATTCAAACTTGTAGGTACTACACTATCACAGTTAACCTACGGAGGTGGCGGTACAGCCCCTACAATCACAGACAGTAACTGGCAGATGGCTCCGTTGAATGGAGTCTTATACCTCTACCAAGCTGGACATGATCCATTAGTGTTTGACCCTGCAGTCAGCTCAACTACATTTAAGAGAGTATCTGAGAAGTCTGGCTATGTAGCTACAGTGTCCAGTAACAATACAGTTATCAGTGCCTATGGTCGTACATGGTCAGCTAATAATGCTACAGTTAAGAGTACCATTCAGTTCTCAGACTTACTCTCAGGTCATATCTTAAGTACAGGTACAGCTGGTACATTGGATGTATCTCAGGTATGGCCTAACGGTGCAGATGAGATTATATCTCTAGCTGCTCATAATAACTTCTTGATTGTCTTTGGTCGTAGACAGATTCTTATCTATTCTAATGCTACTGATCCTAACAATTTAACACTGTCAGATGCCATTACAGGTATTGGTTGTGTAGCTAGAGACTCAGTAGTAGCTACTGGTGGTGATATTATCTTCTTGTCTGACTCAGGTGTACGTTCATTGATGCGTACCATTCAAGAGAAGTCAGCTCCAATGAGAGACATCAGTGCCAATGTACGAGATGACTTAGTACTGGAGATTAGTTCAGAGACTGCAGCTGGCATTAAAGCTGTGTACTCAGATAAGGAAGCCTTCTATCTATTGTCTTTACCAGTTCGTCAATTAGTGTATTGCTTTGACATGAGAGCACCTCTACCTAATGGTTCTAATAGGGTTACAACATGGGATGGTTTAGTTCCTACAGCTTTTAAGTACACTCGTAATAAAGATTTATTAATGGGTAAAGCTGGATACATTGGTAAGTACGATGGCTACAAAGACAATGCTAACTCATACTTGATGAGATACTACACTAACTACTTTGACTTTCAGTCACCTACTGTGATTAAGATTATGAAGAAGGTAGGCGTAACAGTTATTGGTGGTGGTGGTTATCCTGTTACTTTAAGGTTTGGCTTTGATTACAGTGATATTTTAAACACTAGACAGTTTAACTTAGCCAATGCTGCAGTAGCTGAATATAACATAGCTGAATATAACATTGGTGAGTATGGTGGTTCAGCCTTTGACAATAAGATTATTAATATTGGTGGTTCAGGTAAAGTTATTCAACTTGGCTTTGAAACCAGTGTATTTAATAAATCTATATCCATTCAGAAACTTGATGTCTATGTTAAGACAGGGAAGACACGATAATGAGTAACTATACAAAAGCAACTAACTTTGCAATCAAGGATAGCCTGAATACAGGTAATGCCGGAAAGATCATTAAAGGTACTGAGATTAACACTGAGTTTGATAACATTGCATCAGCAGTGAATTCTAAACCTGATGCTAATAACGGTGCATTGACAGGCACAGCCACAGCAGTAAACCTTACTGTCTCTGGTACTTTTACAGCAACAGTTGACGGAGGCACGTACTAATATGGCTATAGATTATACAAGTTTACTCGCAAATCTTGGTGCTAGTGCCATAGGTTCTATCGGTACTAACTATGCAGCTAATCAAGCAGCTGGTAATGCCGCATCGTCTGCTCAAACAGCTGCACAGATGGCTCAGTTCCGTCCTGTAGGAGTTACTACAAGGTTCGGTAAGTCAGGGTTTAACTATGACCCTACAACTGGACAGTTGGTTGGTGCTGGTTATCAAGTAGCCCCTGACGTAGCAGCAGCTCGTGAAGGTCTAATGGGTTTAGCTGGTACTGGTATCGGTCAAGCTCAAGGTGCACAGGCTCAGCAAGCTGGTATTACTCAAGCTGGTCAAGGTTTGTTTAACTTAGGTGCTGGCTACATAGCTCAGACACCTCAGCAGCAAGCTCAACAGTACATTACTCAACAGCAACAGTTACTTGCTCCCGGTCGTGAACAGTCATTGGCTAACTTAACTAACCAACAGCAACAGCAAGGTCGTTTAGGTCTAGCCACTGGTGGTACGATGGCTGGATACACTGCAGGTGCTCCCGGCTTACAAGCTACTAATCCTCAGATGGCTGCATACTACAATGCCATGGCTCAGCAAGATGCTCAGTTGGCTGCTCAGGCTCAGATGGCAGGTCAACAACAAGCTCAGTTTGGTCAAGGATTGATGACTGGTGGTTTGAATCTTCAAGGTGCTGGTTACGGATTGCAGACACAAGCTCTAGCTCCATACACTAACTACATGGCTGGTGCTACTAATCTAGAGAACCAAGGCTTGAATGCTTTGACTCAAGGTACTGCATTAGGTTCAGCAGGAGCTGCCTCAGCTCAAGCAGCTGCAAATCAATACGCAGCAGGTCAATCAACTGCTAACCAAGCTCAACGTGCAGCTTTGCAGGGCACTGTAGCTGGCTTAACAGATCCTATTAGTCAGTTAATTAGAGGATTGTCTGCTCCATCTGCAACACCTTACCAACCAGCTGCTGTTAGCGGATACTTTGGATACTAATAAGGAATAACATGGCAACACCACAATCAATTCAAGGTTTGTTTGGAGGCATGGCTTCTCCAGAGGAAATGCAACGTCAACTAATTGAACAAAAGGCTGCACAGTTTGCTGAGATGAATCAAAATCAGCAACTTAGTTCAATGGCCTACAAAGGCGGTGCTAACTTAGGGCAAGGTTTAGCAGGTGCTTTTGGTGTAAACATTCAAGATCCTACCATTCAACGTGCTACTCGTTTGCGTCAACTTGCAAGCCAATACAATACCAATACAGCTAGGGGTCTTCGTGACATGGCTGCTGCATTACAAGCTACAGATCCTGAGTCAGCTTTTCAGTTAACTCAACGTGCTCAAGCTATGGATATGGAAGAAGCTAAGTTAGGTTCTGAACAAGCACTTAAAACACAACGTGAGCGTGAAAGAGAAGCTGCAGATCCTTTCCAGAAACTTCTAGAAAAGGGTGTTTATACTCCTGCAAGTTTAGCATTGTATAAAACATCAAAGAATGTAAGTGACTTGAAGTATAAGGATAAAGAATTCTCACCTTCAGAGATTCAAACACTACAAGAGTATAGAAAGACATTGATTTCACCTGCTCAAGACAAAGAGATTGCAGAAGTAAATGCCGTTATTAAAGCAGCTGGAGAAGGTAAGGGAACTAAGATTATTAATGAAATCCCCGGCTTAAAAGGAACTGGAGATATTGTTAGTCTTCGTCAGAACCTTAACACTACATTGAAGCCTTATCGTGATGCTGTTAATGCAGCTGATGCTGCTATTGCACTGGCTGATGATGTTCTTAAGACAGGTAACTTTGCTTCTGCTTCTGCGTTATCTCGTCAGTTGGCTAAAGCTTCAGGTGAGACACAGTTGTCTAAATCTGACGTAGAAGCTTTTGGTGGTGATCCTTCATTAGTTGGTATGGTATCTGATACTGTTTCTAGACTGGCATCAGGAACACCAACTGAAGATACTACACGTAAGTTAAAACAACTTGCTCAGATTATCAAGAAGAAGAATCAAGCTCTTGAAGACAATGAGATTAAACAGACACAACGTACAGCTGAACTATCTGGCCTGTACAAACCTGAACAAATTAAAGAAGTATTTACACTAAGAGGTACACCATCAACAGGAACTGAACGTACCACTAAAAGTGGTGTTAAATATTCTGTAGGGGACTAATTAATGAAGTATATTATTAACGGTAAGCCTGTTACTGTAGACAGAGAATTAACTGATGCTGAGATTGATGAGATTGCAGCTGACTTAAGTGGTTCTATTCCTACTGGAGGTAATCCACCAGCTCCTGTAGCACAACCTCAGATGTCTGCTGCCGAGCGTATGTTAAACAATGCTTTGATGGGAGCTGCTGCAGTTCCTATCCTTGGTGCAGGTGCTAGAGGTTTACAAGCACTGACACAAACAACTAAAGCAGCACCATATACAGCTAACTTGGCTAAAGCATTACTTCCTCAGTCTGGTCGTGCCTTAACAGCTGAAGGAGTTATTGGAGCTACCAGTGGTCTAGTTGGTGGAGAGGTAGGTCAACAAGTTGCTCAGAAGTTTGGAGAGCCTTACAGACAAGCAGGAGAGTTTGTAGGTGGATTAGGTTCAGGTATGTTTGCAAACACAGTTGCACGTAACGTACCTGAAATGGCTATGGGTGCTTGGAAAGCTCAGACGGGTAACATTGTAGATGAAGTAGCCAATGCAGCTGGTGGTGTACGTGCTCGTGGTCGTTTATCACAGGCTATGGAAGCTAACCCAACACTATCTGATGATCTTTTAAGAGCTAAAGAGATTGAAGCTTCTACAGGTGTTAAGTTACCAGTTACAGCTGCTTCTAAGGGAGACACTACTCTCACTGGCTTGGTTAGTTCACAGACATCACGTGGTGAGAATGCTTCATTTACAGCTTTCATGGCTAACCAAGAGAAAGAAGCTTTAGAAGCTGTTAAACAAGCACAGCGAAGACTTGCTGGAGATCCTAAGAATGCTGAAGCTATTGCTCAAGTAGAAGCTAAAAAGGTAGAGCTTGAGAACTTCCGTAGAGAGACAGCAGCTGAGATGCGTCTAGCTAATCAGAACCGCACTATTGAAACAATAGATACTCGCATTAAAGATCTTACTGAAGATACTTTAAATGTAGCTACAAATAAAGAAGATATTGGTAATCGTATTAATAGTCTTTTGTCTGCTAAAGAGAAAGCTATTCGTGAAGACTTCTCTAAGAATGTATACACACCTTTATTGAATAAAGCTAAAACAGATGGTGTTGAGATGGAGTCTCAAGTAGCTGCTGTAGTGTGGAACTACATCAAGCAGGAAAGAGCTGGTGATGTGTTTGCTAAGTTTCCCGGCTTACTATCACAGGTTGAAAGAGCTTTTGCACCTAAGAAAACACCTACAAGCAGTAAGTTTGCTGAGAAGTATCCTCAACTTGTTAAATCAACTGAAGGAACCTTTCAGAATGTATCTGTTACTGATGTTGACTCTTTAAAGAGAGCTGTTAACAAAGCCATTGGAGATACACAGGATAGAGATCAATCACGTATCTTGCTTGGCTTTAAGAGACAACTAGATGAAGCTATTGGCACAATGCCTGAGTCCTTTGCAGTTCCATACAAGCAAGCTGATAAAGACTTTGCATTCAAGGTTGGAATGCCTTTTAGTGAAGCTGGTGTAGTGTCTGTAGACAGAGCAAGGTTTGTTGAGTCTGTAGTTCCAATGCTTACAAATAAGCCTTCAGCTGTTCGTCAGATCTTAGCTGCTTCTGATAATTCACCTGAAGCTGTAAAGATTATTCAAGATGCTTTCTTGATGCGTATTGCACAAACAGATGGTATTGTTAATAAGAATACACTAGAAATTAACCCAGCAGCTTTAACATCATTCATTAAGAAGAACAGTGCTACTATTGAACAAGTACCGGGCTTAAAAGAATTCCTACAGCGTAGGTCTAATACTGTGGCTGATCTTCGTGCTGATAGAACACGTATTCTTGATGAACAGAAGCAAGCAACAGTTGATAAGTTCTCTAATGTATGGTCAGAGGCTTATGGTTCCAAGGGTGGTTTTGAAGGCTTTGTAAACAATGCTTTGAAAACTCCTGAAGACATGAACAGGCTTATCCGTATGGCTGGATCAGATCCTGCACTGCGTAATGGTCTTAAGAGTAGCATACTAGAGATTGGTTTAAATAGTCCTAATAAAGTAGCTTTCTATACTGACAACGCTAAAGCACTTGATAGTTTGTTTGGTAAAGAACACTCACAGACTGTTAAAGACTTGTTAGAAGGTGCTGAAAGACTTGCACAGTTCCCACTGCGTAATAAAGTTAATCAGACACTGACACAGCAGACTGGCTTTGAACGTGAGTTTGGTACTGATCCTGCACGAGCTGCTTCATTGCTTAGACAACAAGTTCAAAGTACATTCTATAAAGCCTCTACTTTATTCAGTCGATTTGTACAGAATAAAGCTACTAAGTCAGAGGCTGCAGAGATTCAGGAATTCTTGAAGAACCCCGGAGCTGTGGCAGATGCTGCTGAGTTATTAAAAGCTTTGAACGATACCTCAGATCAAGGTATTAAGAAAGCTTTAAAGATAGCTGGTAAGCTGGCTAAGAACACTGCTTCGGCAGGTATCTTTGGAGGTCTTGCACCTGTGATTACTGGTGAACTTGGACTAAGCGAGAGACAACCAGTACAACCTTACGCTGAGTAACCCTTATGAAGAGGCTAACTCTAGCCCTTCTAATCTTTTTTACGAGTTTTATAGCGACAGCTGGCTTCGACCCTAACGCAGATAGATGTGTTAAGTGGACATGGAAGTGGGCTGCTGACTATAAGACTCGTATTGTCGTATGTCTAGAATGGAAGAAAGCATATAACAAATGATTGATCCTCTAACAGCTCTAGCAGGGATACAGTCTGCAATCAGTATGGTCAAGAAGGCTAGTAAGGTAGCCAATGACTTAGGCTCACTTGCACCTATGATTGGTAAGATGTTTGATGCCAAGAGTGTAGCTACAAAGGCTATGCTTCAGGCTAAGCAGTCTGGTAAGGGTTCCAACATGGGGACTGCATTACAAATTGAGATGGCTTTGGAGCAAGCTAGAGCCTTTGAAGAAGAACTTAAGATGCTCTTCATGCAGACAGGTAAGATTGATGTCTGGAACAAGATTAAGGCTAGGCAAGCTGAGATGGACTTAGCTGATGCCAAGGAGCTTAGTGCTCTGAAGAAAGCTGAGAAAGCAGCTAAGGAGAAAGAACAAGAAATGAATGAGATAGCCATGATTATAGGTGGTGTCTTCTTTGTTCTCTTCTTAGTGTTTGTTGGTGTCAATGAGTTAGTGAACTTCTGTGCAACTACTCAAAGGTGTGGTAGATGAATGAGTACCAAAAGACATTTGACCTGTGCTTAAAGATATTTGTCTATGGTCTTGTAGCTCTGTACTTCTTAGGCTTCCTTAAGTTTCTCCCTGATGATCTTTCTGACAAGATTGTTGCTTTATTATTATCTAAGATAGGACTCTAATGTTATCACTATTCTCGACCCTCGGTGGTCTACTAATCTCAGGTTTACCTAAACTATTAGACTTCTTTCAGAACAAGAACGATCAGAAGCATGAGTTAGCATTAGCTCAGATACAAGTTGAGATGCAGCTTCAGATGATGGCTCAAGGCTTTGCAGCTCAGGAGCGTATGGAAGAGATACGTACAGATCAGATCTCAATGCAGACTGATGCTGAGATGACTGTAGCTGCATACGATCATGATAAGAAGATCATGGACAAAGCTAGTAAGTGGGTGGTTAACTTCGTAGGTACTGTACGTCCTATGGTTACATACATCTTTGTCTTTGAGTTATGCGCTATCAATGCTTGGATTGCCTACTATGTGTACAGCAGACCTAGTTTAGTTAATAACATGGAAGAATTAATTGCACTATCTGACATTATTTTCTCTACTGATGAGATGGCTATGCTTGGAGGTATCATAGGTTTCTGGTTCGGATCACGTAGCTGGGCTAAGAAATGAAGCTAAGTAAAGCTGGAGCTGACCTGATGCACAGGTTTGAGGGGTGCAGAAATAAACCTTACCTGTGTCCTGCTCATATCTGGACTATTGGTTATGGTCATGTCCTCTATCAGGAACAGATACGCTTACCAATGGTAGCTAAAGAGGGACAGACTACAACAATTCGTAAAGAGTTACCACTGAGACAGGAGGACAATCGTGTATGGTCTAAAGAGGAAATCGAAAAACTATTCGCAGATGATGTCAACCTTTTTGAACGTGGTGTTCTACGACTTGCTCCTACTCTATCTGGTCATCAAGGGGCTTTCGATGCGTGTGTCTCTTTTGCCTTCAATGCCGGACTGGGCAATTTTCAGCGGTCTACTATTCGGATGAAGATTAATAGAGGTGAATGGGATGCTGCTGCTGAAGCTTTCATGCAGTGGACTAAGGGAGGTGGTAGAGAACTCCCCGGCTTAGTTAAACGAAGGAAAGCTGAAGTAGCTCTATTCCTAACTAGCTTTAAAGACGAAGATACAGAGTAACACAAGAAAGCCCCAAAGGATCACTCCTAAGGGGCTTTTTAGTTATCCTAGTATATTCTTCAGTTCATGACGATTAATCAAGGATAAATGCTAAGGTTAAGAAGCCTATGTGTAAGTAGATAACTTGATTGGCTTCCTCTGACATATTGTTCTCCTCATCCATGATGTACAGTTCATCAGCTTCTATGCCAAAGACTAAGCCAGTCTTGAATTCAAAGTCTAGTATCATATCTCACACGCACCAGCGGTACACGCTAGTGTCTGAGCACCTTCAACATTGTCAGTACCTTCAACCAGTTTATCCCAGTCAATACCTAGAGGCATACTGGCTACCATGTCGTGATACTCAAACTCAGTCATGGACTCATAAGGAGCTTGTCGGTATGTTCCACCATCCATCGGTAAGAAGCTCACACCTGTAATCTCATCAAAGTTATTCCACACCCAAGCTCCAACTTCAGGCCACTCATTCTCGTTCACTGAGATAGTCACTGAAGGCTTATGCTCACAGTAGTGACGCTGGAACAGGAGCCACAAGCGTAGGTGCTTAATAGCATTCAAGTCTTCACGCAGTACAGCACCCTTCTCCACTCGCATTGGGAAGCTAAAGATAGTTGTGCTATCAGGCTTCATCACACAAGCTTCGGCTGGAAACCCTTGAGCTTTCAAGAAGTCAGTCAGAGGGTCTTTGTTATCAGACCGAACACGACGAATAAAGTACTGACTGTGCTGAGGATGGATGCCACTAGCAGTGCCTGTAAGCTGCGATACAGTACCTTCAGGCTTAATGGCAGTGATGGCAGCACTGCGATTAATACCGATAGCATCAGCAAACTCAGCGTTAGTGTCAATAGCAACATTCTTCATTCCTTCCAAGATAGCAGGTAGTTCAGTACTATCAGGATTATTCAACAAAGTATTATCCAAGATACCAGTCATAGACACACCCAGCAAACGCTCATCTTCAGTGTTTGTCTGCCACACCTTACGAAGGTACGGGAAGTGAGTCATCGTCGATTGAAAAGTCCCCAGAATAGTAGCCAAGCGCACCTTATTCCGTAGAGTATCCACACTATCATCGCTCCGAACAATAACAGAAGACAGATTACAAAATTGATAAGGTCTAAGGATAATCTCACTGCAAGGGTTTGTGCCCCATTCTTTACCCAGTTCCCTACGTCCACTCTTAGCTGCTTGAAGTTCACTTGCATAACGGTTAAAGATACCTCGCTCTCCAGAATGTGATTCATAAATGCTTGACCACTCACGCATAAACTTACCTACGTCAGGCTTGACTTCATAGATGGCACTGTTGTTAGCCAAAGCACGTTGACCATTACCGTCCCACCAGTTACCAGCTTTAGCGTGAGCCATACGGTCATCACTCAAGTCTGACAGGGAGATCATAGCACTTCGACGCACTCCACCGACCACAACAACTTCGCCAACTTTGCAGAGGATGTCGTGAGCTTCCAAGCTTGTAAGTTTTCGTCCCGTAGCAGCCTTGAATTTATTAACAACATATTTGAACAAGTCGACAAGAGGTTCAGGCCCACTCGCACGTCCACCGAAGGTTTTAAGTCGTGCACCTGCAGGTCGTACATTAGATACGTCCCACTTCGGAATCTCACCTGCATATAGCAAGGCAATAACTTGTCGTAAGGCTTTAGCCCAACCTTCTTTGGAGTCTTTAACATTAATGACAGTGCCACTATTGTACAAATCAACTGGAATCTCAGGTAACTTAGATACATACTTTTGCTCCACACTAAAGCCTACACCAGTTCCGCATAACAGAATATACATGGCCTCATCAAAGGCTTTAGGATCATCAATGGGTAGGTACGAGCAGTTATAACCTGCAATGTTCTGTCGCTCTAAAGCATCACCAGCTGTCATGATGCTACGCATTGATGGCATCACTTCTAAGTTAGTCACAGCAGACTGAAGCTCATCACGTAGTGGCTGTGTCAGTGTGTAGTCATGCTTGTCTTTCAAGTGTTTGGTCATGAAGTCAAAGTAACGATTCACAGTCTCAGGCCAGTGCTCTCTCCGGCCTTTATCATCCAAGTAGCGAGAGTAGCGGCTCTTGCCAATGTATTCTTGGT